TGATGCTCGCCGGGATCATGCCCGAGCGCGGGATGCCGACGATGCAGTCGAACGCGTTGCGGTCGATCCGGTGAAGGTTCGCGGCGATCACCTGCGCCATGTCGGAGAGGGAGCGGACGTTCAGCACTTCCGCCCCCGTAGGCCCATATTCACCGCCCGGTGCTTCTTCGCCCCCCTCGGCACCGGAACTTCCTCCAGATCGACCAGCCCCGCGCCCGCAAAGCACTCCCGCATATACCGCGGCGTGAGGATCGCGCGGTGCATCCAGTGAGTCCCCGACCCCTTCCGGTTATAGTTGAGCAGCCTCCCCGTGCCCCACAGGAACGGGTGATCGCGATGCAGGTCACGCCGCCACGTCCCAGGCCGCGGTCCGGCGCCGCCTTCCTCCCATTCGAGCAGCTGGCGCATCATCCGCAGGCCGTCGACGGTGTGGACCTCGAGCGTTCCACCGGGCTTCAGGATGCGCGCCCACTCGGCGATGACGCCCTCGACCTCGTACCATTCGACGTGCTCGATGCAGTGGGACGAATAGACGACGTCGAACGTCGCATCGGGGAACGGAGGCTTGCGCGCGTCGCCTACATGGTCGGTGATCGGTGTCTTGACGACGTTCAGCGTCTCGAACCCGGGCAGGCGCTCGTGCCCCGGCCCGATCTCCAGGCACCTCACCGTTTGGCTTTCGTCGTCCTGCGCTTGCGCTTGCGCGGGCGCTTCGCCGGCGCGGTCTTGGGTTTCGGAAGGCTGCCCCCCGGCTTGCCGTCGCCATCATGATCGAAGCGCGAGATCAGCTCGGCTGGGACGGCGGGGATCTCGGCGTCGGGTTCCTCGATCTCGAAGAATGACTGCTTCCGGACCCGGCCGATTTCCAACGGGGTGATCGACCGCGTCGCTCCGGGCGGAACGAACACAAGGCCGCCCGCAGTGTAAATGCCTTGGGCGGCCTTGGACGTGTTTTTGATCCGGTACTCCACCGGTGCCTCGCCTTAGCTACCGGATGCAGACGTGATCTCGTCGACGTAGGCCATCGCGCCCGGCAGCCGGATTTCGGTACCGCCGGTGCGGGCGATCACGCCCTGCTGGTAGTGCATCAGGCCGACGCGATGGACCGGGAGCACCCGGCGCGGCATCGGCAGGTGGAACCGCAGCACCTCCGGCGACTTGCGATACACGATCATGCGGCCGCCGCCGTCTTCGGATGCCGTTGCTAGCGCGCGCAGGGGCGCGATGTCGAGCGGCTGTCCGGTCTCGGCGGTGTAGATATTGTTCTTCCGGATGTAGTCCAAAGCCGACATCGTGCCGCCGCTGTCGGTCAGCCGGCGGGTCGCGGCGAGGCGGAAGGCCTGCGGTGGCAGACGGACCGTATCGGCCTGCTCGACCTCGTTCGAATTGGCGCGCACCGCCTCGAGGCCAGCGTTCACGTCCGCCGTCATCTCGTCGGCGTCCTTGGTGTACCAGAAGGTCGAGCCGCTGACCGTCGCGGCGTCGAAGCGCTGCACGTTGTCGTCGTTCGCGAGACCGGTGCTGTTGACCTCGTCGGAACCGGCGATCGCGATGTTGTAGAGGAGCCGCTCCACGTCGTCGGCCGCGCCCATCGCGTCGTCGTTGACCACGTTGATGTTGTAGAGCTGGCCCTGCTCAGTCTCTTCGAGGCTCCATTCCCAGCCGGCGCCGATCATGAAGAAGTCGTGGGTCTTCAGATCGCGAACGGTCTTGCCGAAGGGGATGTCCTTGGCCTTGCCGCTGATGATCTTCGCCTGGCCGCTGTGGTCCGCGATGCGGAACTGCGTGCCGATCGACCACGGGTTGCCCTCGGTCAGGACCGGGACGCTGTCCGCGTAATTGTACGACGGGTAGCGGCGCTGGTAGATCGCCGTCTCGAGGTTGCGTCCCTGCGCGGTGACGAAGGCGTAGGCAGCCTGCTCGTCGGAGATAAACTTCGGCATGGCGGTCATCTCGTAAAGCTCCCTACAGGCGACGGTTGCCGAGCGAGACTTCGACGATGTCGCCGTTGCCTCCGCTGGTTTCGAAACGGGCATCCGGAATGGCGACGTTCGAGCCGCCGCTGGACGTGCCATAAAGGCCCGTGCTGCTGTTCCAGTAGACGTCGTCGCCCGCGGCGACGGTGGCGCCGGCGGTGACAAAGATCGAGCCCTGCGTCAGAAGCGCGGCCTGGCCGTACTGCGGATACTGATCGGGCGAGTCGGCGTTCGCGACCACGGCGCGATTGAGGATCGCGATCCCGAGGAACGCGGCGCCGGAAGCCATCAGCCGGCAGAGATGGTCGCCCGCCGGCGAGCTGTCGGCACTACGGGCCGCGGGCTGGCCGAAGCCGAGGCCATCAGCGGTCTCGACCGTGCGGCTGATCGAGTTGAAGGTTTCCTCGTTCGCGATCGCGCCGGGGAGGCCGATGGCGGGATTCTCGCCGTAGTTGGTCTGGGCAATGGCCATTTCGTTCTTCCCTTACGCGGTCTGCAGGTGCTTGGGCTGCGACGCCTTGGCGAGGTCGTCGACCATCGCGGCATAGGCATCGTGAACCTTGGCATCTTCGGTTTGGACGGTGGCGCCGTTCGTCAGCGCGTCGCGCACCGGGTCCGGCTGCTTCACGTCCTTGGAGAGCACCTTGAACGCGCCGCCGATCGCCGCGTCGTCCATGTCCTTGGCCGTGTCACCGAGCTTGGCGTCGACGACGGCCTTGCGAATTTCGATGTCGGTCTTGCCGTCGGTCACGACGCTCGGCTCGATGGCCTTGGCGGTGGCGATGAGCGCGGCGCGGTCGGCGGCCAGCTGCTCGAGCTGCTCCGGCTTGACCTCGGCGTCCTTGAGCTTCTGCTCGAGCGCCTTGACCTCGCCGTCCTTGGTCGAGACCTCGGCGGTGAGGTCGGTGACCTTCTTGTCGGCCTCGGCTTTTCCGTCGAGCGCGTCCTTGAGCTGGTTCTGCAGCTTCGTGACGGCGACCTCGAGGGCGGCATCCGCCTCGAACTGGTATCCGTCGATGAGGATCGTCTTGGTCGTCACAGTTCGGTCTCCATCTTGGGCGACCCGAAGGCCGCCACCGGGAATGGACGTCTCACGACGTGCGGGATCATTGATATTGTCGTTCGGCTCGGCGTTGTAGGTTCGTTCGTCGAGCAGCAGTTCGAACGCATCGGCGGGAAGCGACGTGCAACGCGCGGCGTCGGCAATGCGGCATTCCGAGCCGGCGCGGCCACGGTCGACGATGGCAATATGGTTCCCACGAATTGAGGCCTGCCGCGCCTGACACTCGGTTCCGTCTGCAGAAGTGAAGTTGCCGAACTCCAGGTCGGCCGCATATCCATTCGAAAGTTCGCGCTTACCCCCGTCGATCGCCTTGATCGCATCGGCGTCGGTCAGCAGGAGATCGAACGCTAGGTGTTCTCCGTCCTTTAGCGCCCCCATGATCACGCCGCGGGCATGGTCGCGCCAATTGTCGGCGTTTACCGCCTCGTGCGGATGGTTGTCAGTGATCGGCTTGCCGATGAAGCTGTGGACCGCTTTTTTGTCGAACACCGTGGCTTCGTCGCGAAGGACGTTCACCGTTTCGCGGTCGCGCAGGCCGTGCTGGTTGTCGGGGTCGACCTCGGCACCGCTGTAGACGTAGACACCCGTCCGCGCCGCCTTGGCCCGCGTGACGAGATAGCCGTCAGCGGTCTTGCGCGGCTTGTCCAACGTGAGCTTGTCGGAGAAGAGCATGCGCCCGAAATTACGGGCGGCGGCGGTCAGGGTGTAGGTTCGCTAGCTGAGGCGGCGTGCTGTCTCTCGCACCCACGCAACCCATGCGAGTTGCCCAACGACTGGTTTCAGCAGCGCCCGGATGATGTCGGAAGCGAGGCTGTCGAAGAACACCTTTGCTTCGGGCTCGAACTCTCCGTCTTCATCTGGCCCGGCGACCTCTTTGGCGCGGGCGAGTGCCAAGTGGGTGCGATCGCTGATCTCAAGGTCGAGCTTCATCCTCGGCCCTTGCGCTCAATCTTGGTGATCTCGTTCCGCATCGAGAAGTAGCTCGATACCGCTGCGATCAGCCAACCGGTGAAGAGACCGCCGGCGATCCAAAGGATGGCGCTGTCAATCATCCTCGAACACTACCACGGCTTGCTCGGTGCATCCACAGAAAGGTGGCACCCCAGCCCGGTCGTCGGCGGGAATGCGCGGGTCATCGTTCTTGTAGACGATCCCGTTGCGGGCCAAGTGCCAGCTCCTGGGGTGGGCCTTGCCCGAATGCCTCCATTTGTAATGCCCGATGCCAGCTTGCTCGCGTCTGGCGCGGTTCAACCGCGATCCCAGCTTCACCGTCTGGTCAGCAGCGATCCGGCGCGCGCGGGCGCGGGCTAGCCCGACGCTTTCGCTGATCTCCTTGGCGATCTCGGCTGCAGGGGCCCGGCGCTGGAAACCTGCGAAGACGCTGTTCGCGATCCGGCGCCGCGTCTCCTCGCTGACGTCGCGGATCAGGGCCGTGTTCCATTCGAGCGCCGCTTCGACCGTGTCTTCGACGTCGCCGGCCGTGAGCACCGTCGACAGGTCCACGCTCGTCGCCGTCATGACGTTGCTCATCCACTTGCCGCGGTGGACCTGCTCGACCTGTAGCGCCCAGCGGCGAAGGTCGGGCGTCAGCATCAGAACCAGCCGGCGGATTTCCTCGGCGACCTGGTCGATGGTGCCGCCCGTGCTCGCAGCCGAGTCCGTGCGCAGCTCGGCCAGCGTGCGCTCATATTCGGCCATGATGCGCGGCGAGGCTTCGCGCCATGCGAGCACGGTCTTCAGGTAAATCGCGGTGAGGTCGCCGGCTTGGGCCTGCGTCGGAGCGATGTTGGCCAACGTGATCGGCCTGCGCGATGGGCGCCGAATAGCCGCGGCGAGATTGATGCGCATCAGCTCAAGAGCAGGGCGAGCGTCAGGAGCGCGAGTCCGCTGTCGGTGTAGTCGAATTCACGCTTGAGCAGGGCGCGGATCGCGGGGATGGCGAAGCAGACCAGCGCTCCGGCAAGCAGGACGGTGTTGAGCGTGATCATGGCTTGCGTCCTCTTCGCTTGGGCTG